CATGACAAAGACTCACAATCCGGTGCATTCAAGGGATTCAGAGAAATGAAGTTCCGTGTAACGGCATTTTCCGGAGAGAGAGGATTCTTGGTTGTGCCTAAACCCGGAAGCGGATCTGTTCCAGCTACGTCTATGACACTTGCTCAGACCGGGAACTTTACCGATGCCGAACGTCAGACCTATATAATGATAGACTCGACATTAGGTAACAACAGCATAACCTTTTTTGATGATGCAAATACGTGGGACGTAGAACCGGCGCAGGAAAAAAGCTGGATTGGGAAAAAGAAAAACCGTATCGTCGCCGGCATTGATTGCTCTAAATATTCCGCTGTATTTCAAAATGTCATCATGTCCGGTAAAATATTCCAGGTTGATGATATTACTGGGGAATCTGTCCGGGTTCCGATTGAGAAAGGAGAATATGTTTCCGGACAAAGATACGCATATTATGACCGTGTCTCTTATAATCGTGCGATGTGGCTTTGTGTGAATGAAAACGGAACGACATCGGAGCCTTCGGACTCGAATCAGGACTGGTTAAAACAAGCCTATGCAGTTGATTCATCTTCATACTGGCTTACTGCCAATGCCACCCAGGTGGTCATACGGCCGAACAGTGTCGTACCAATATGGACTATTGTTAACTGCAAGAAGCAGACGGGCGCCGGCCCTGTCGAGAACTGCGACTCTTTTTATCTTGCGACCAGAAGAGTAGATGCGGACGGTGCAAAGGTTACGGCAAGTGTTAACCCGACAAGTTCCACTATTGCAGCCCCATCAAAGACAACTACCGCTCTCTCTGTTCGCGCCTATGCTGTGAAATCGGATGCGGAGGCGTGGAATAATAACTATGTAGATGAAATAGCATTCGGGATAGTCAAAGACGGGAGCGATGGTAAAGACGGTAAGGACGGGAGAATCTACGAATATATCTATAGAAGGACCGAAACAGAGACAAGCCCCGCTACACCTGACGAACAATATTTAGCGTCTGGATGGACCGATGACCCGGTAGGGGTTGATTCTTCGTATGCGTATGAATGGGTGTCTCAGCGCATAAAAGACGGTGAGACATGGAGCGGATTCTCTGCGCCTTCCTTGTGGGCACGGTATTCTAAAGACGGAGAAGACGGTAAGCCAGGCGAGGGCGCTGTAGTACGTTGGCTTACGGCGAGTGCTACACAGGTTATTATCAGACCGAATAGTGTTGTGCCTATCTTTATAACAGTAAGATGTAAACAGCAAATAGGAACTAATCCTGTCGAGAATTGCAATTCCTTTTATCTCGCGACCAGAAGAGTGGATGCGGACGGTGCAAAGGTTACGGCCAGTGTTAACCCGACGAGTTCCACTATTGCAGCCACATCAAAGACAGCTACCGCTCTCTCTGTTCGCGCCTATGCTGTGAAATCGGATGCGGAGGCGTGGAATAATAACTATGTAGATGAAATAGCATTCGGAATTGTTAAAGATGGCAGAGATGGTATAGACGGTATTGATGGTAAAGAACACGAATTTATCTACAAGAGAACAGGTACAGGAATAAAGCCTACCACCCCTGACGAACAATATTTAGCGTCCGGATGGACTGATGACCCGGTAGGGGTTGATTCTTCGTATGCGTATGAATGGGTGTCTCAGCGCATAAAGGATAACGGAATATGGGGAAATTTTTCCGTACCTTCTTTGTGGGCACGGTATTCTAAAGACGGAGAAAATGGGAAGCCGGGCACAGATGGCAAGCCCGGTACTGATGCCACGTCCTATTGGCTAACATCAAACGGAAGTAACTTTGCTTATTCATCAAGCGGCGTGTTTTCTCCTGGCAGCATCACTGTATATTGCAAGAAAAAGACAGGGACCAGTGATGCGATGACATGCAGTGATTTTTTTATCAGGGTGAAAAAATACAGAAATGGAACAATTAGTGATCATGACTATTCAGGCTCGAAGCGATCCAGCGTAGTAATTACTCCAAGCTCCTACGATAGTTCTTACGTAGTGAGGGCATATCAAAATTTGAGCGATAATAATAGCTGGACCGATAATTTTGTAGCTGAATCAATCATAGGTGTCGTAAAAGATGGTCAAGGCGGCGGTTCCAGTACACCCGGTCCTCCGGGTGAAGATGGTAAGCCGGGAACTGACTCCACCTCCTACTGGCTTACTTCTACGAGCACTACCGTTGTATTTAGAAGTACGGGAAGCGTTGTCCCTATGTTCATAACAGTGAGATGCAAGAAGCAGACGGGGGCCGGTCCTGT